TACAAGTTAAGATATGGTCAGATGGTAAATCAAGGGGTTAGAAACCCAATGGCTAAATTACTTGACGCTTTCTTTACCGCCAACTTCTTTTCAAAGTTTAGCAAGGTTATATTAAACGTAGGATCGTATCCCGTTGCTGCACTAGGTGCTGTTACTTCAGCCCTTTCAAATGCAGCTATCCCTAATTTTGCCGGTATCCTAAAAGCAGCTGCCGGTTTTAGAAATTTAGAAAACTTTGTTGCTGGAAAAACTCCAAAAGCAAAGAAAGCATTTTACGCAGAACTCGATAAGATGGATTTGTATAACCTTCGTCCTAAGAGTGTAGATGCTGCGGATATGGAAGCTACGCTAAAGAGGGGGCTTCGTATATTTGATAAATTTGTTTCAGTTAAAAAATTAGTTGATATTGGTGGAAAGCTTTACTCTGCCGCCGATGTTGCCCTGCGTTATACCACATGGAAGGCAACTCAAAAGCAACTAACTAAGGTTTTTCCTGATTATACCAAAGAACAAATAGAGGCTGCTGCCGCAAGAATGGTAAATGATACGTTCCCTAACTATGATAAGTTAAGTGACGTAGTAAGGGCAGGGGCTAGACTAATTTTTCAACCATTCATTGCTCACTTCGCAGAGTTAAGCAGAGTATCTTACAACCAAGGAAAGTTTGCTTTGCAAATGCTCAGAGGCAACTTTGGTAGAGACTTTGGACTTGATCCAGCAAGGGCTAGCAGGGGAGCTATGTTTGCACTAGGAGCAAAACGATTGACAGCTTTTGCCGCGTTTACTGCGGGAGCAAAAGTATTGGTAAAGCAAAAGAATGAAGAGAGTGGTCTTGACGATAATTCTGTCCAAGCATTTAAAGAATCTGTGCTACCATTTTGGATGGAAGCCACAACTCCTATTATCAAGCCAAATAAAGATAACCCAAGAAGAGGAGTTTTTGTACCGCCAGAATACCTAATTCCTCAACTCGCAATGGCTGACAGTTTCGGTGCTGCTATCAATGGACAGCCGTTTGAGGATTCTATGTCTATACTTAAAAACAGAATCTTCTCTGAAAGAGGATCATTGGCACTCCAAGCAGTTACAAAAATTACAACTGGCAAAGACGAAAGGGGAAGAGAAATTTATATTGACCCTAGTTTTTCTGCCAAAGCTAAAACTATAGGAGAATCACTTTTTGATGACGTTGTTAAACCAGGAACATTTAGAACGGTTGAAAGATTTAATGATGCCATTAATGGAATAGGAGACAGAACAGTAGCACAAGAAGTTCAAAGTTTATTTGGCTATAGGGTGTATACTTATGATACAGACGTATCTTTTAGAAGTAAGTTCCGTCAGCAATCTACTCTGATGAACAAGGCGAAGGGTGATTATACATCTGCATTTAGAGACAGAGCCAAAGGAGATATAAGTCAACAAGATTTAGAGTCTATTTACAATCAGAAGAATACTGCTCGTAAAAATAGGTTAGACTTAGCAAGAAAACATTACGAAAATATGGGAAGTTTGAAGTTGTTGAACTACACCTTGGACGAAAAGATTGCTATTATGAAAGAGGGTGGTCTATCTAGTTTAAATATACTAGACATCATCACTGGAACATACACCGATATGCCTAGAAACATAACAGACAAGACCAAGGATCGGTATGATGATATACCCGGAAACTTGCAAGCTAAGGGTAAGGCGATACTCCGTTTACCTAAGGATGACTTATACAGACGGAAGCTTGGATTATACCACAAAAAACAGATAAACGCAGCAGACAAAAATATTGACGCATTTGATAGCCTACTAATATCTCTTACCCCTGAGCAGACGGCTAACTATTTAATAAAAATTGGTGCAGACAAGAACCCAAAAATTCTTAAAGAATATTTAAGGAAAGACCCTGCAGAATTAGAGATTAAAAAGATACTAAAGGTTAGATCAAGCAACTAAAGGTAAATGGTGTCAGCGTCGTGGTTGGAAGGCTGGCTGACGGCAACCCTATATAGGCAGTAAATAACCTTTCCAGAGCACTCACGACTTACTCTTTTGCGGAAAATTACACTAAACCGCAAAGTTATTCTCGCTCTTCTGCGTTAGATAAGAGACGATGTTGAAGCATATCAATCTTATTTTTTAAAGTTTCTATATCTTTGTTTAGTCTTTCGTTCTGAGCAGTCAGAGCCTCGCATGATTTAGTCATAGCGTCTAAGCCTTTTGCCAGAATTTCTTCAGAGTTAATATTGTATACGGATGGAGTTTTTGTTTGTTGCATTTATTTATTATGTGAAATTGGTTGCCACTTGCCTGAGTCTTGCTCGATCCACTCAAACAGATATGAAAGATCATCACTAGACAAAGGTTCGTCAGACTCAAGATAATATATACCATTGACCTCTGGGTCACGCGATGAGGGTTCGTCGGCCTCAAACTCTACAATGACATTAGTTATGCTGCCAGCGTAGTTGTCCATTTCTAGTTTGTGTTCATACATCATAGTGGTGTTGGTTAGATAAACATTGGTTCAAAGAAAGCAAGCTTGGGAGAGTATACTACACCACATCCGAGGATTGGCTTGGCAGCGTAGACGCGCCCGTAGTTCATAGCAGGATGATGGTGATCTACACCACAGCCTACGTTCATACCAAAGACAATATCATCTTGGTTGGCATGATAGTTGATGCCAGCTTGTGCATGAAAATGACCCATGACTAAAGACTTGAATTGGGCTTGTGCGTTCTTCAGAGCCGACATCTGCCCTCCCTTTTCCTTGTCTCCGTGTCTGTATATGACTCCATCAATTACTAGGTCGGTAAATCTGGGATGTATCGTCCACCCGTCAAGACCCCATAATGTTTTGAAGTTAAGTATTACCTCTGGTGGTAAGCCAACGCTCTGTGCCTTACGCTCTGGTAGGGCTGAGTGATTACCTATTAAGTAGTCTACCTCCGGGAAAGCCCTGTGCAGTGCTCTAACCTGTCTAGCTGCCGATACAAACTCGTCTGCTGCGCTAGGCATGGTTGGGTCTTTCTCATGGAAGCTGATAGCGTTCCAGTCTACTAGGTCACCAATGTGAACTACGCGTGTGCATCTATGCTTATGAAAGATGGATAGTAAAAATTCTATGTAGCCGCTGTGCATGGCAGGGCAATGGGTATCTGCTATGACTAGGACTCGCTCTGTTCCCTGAGCCGATGGTATGGTAGCCTTATATCGCCTAATCTTAGAACGCACAGCCTCCGCACTTGTTCCATAGTCTTCAGCGATTTGATGGTAACTAAAACCTTCTAGATAGAGGTTATAGGCTTGCTTCTGTGTTAGGTTTTCGTGTGTCATATTTACGATGGTGAAAGTTAACTAAATCTACCGATGTGGTTTTGGAAAACAAACTTACCATACTGGTCTCGCTCGCCCTCACGTTGCTTTGCTATATTGTATTTGATAGAGATGTGTGTGCCATGAACAGGATCATTGTAGACTGTGGCTTCCTTTGTATCCGAGCCGTTAGGCCATAGCAAGAGGATAATATCTGCGTCGTTCTCGATGTCTCCAGAGTCTTTTAAATCATATAGTGTAATACCTGTCTCGCGCTTGGCTCCTTCTCTGTTTACTTGTGCTAACAGTATAACAGGTAGGTCTAACTCCATAGCCATAAGTTTTATCTGGTGGCTAACCTCTGCGATGCCGTCATGCTTCTTTAATTTAGTGTTCCAAGGAACAAGTTGCAAGTAGTCTATCACAATCCATTCAATCTTGTGCTTACGTTTATACATACGAGCACGTGACCGAAGTTCATCAACATTCCTGACGTAGTGCTCTGTGAATATAGGAGCATTCTCTACCCTGTCGGTAGCATCCCACACCCGCTTCTGTTTCTCTGCAGATAGCACCCCGTCTTGGAACTGGTTGAGGTTTACGGCAGAGCAGGTTTGTATCATACGCTTTGCTAGACTCTTGGCTTGCATCTCAAAGGAGAAGTATAGACCTGGCTTGCTGTGAGTTACACCGTTCTGTAGAGCTATGTTCAAGGCGATGCAAGTCTTGCCACAGGAGGTAGGAGCAGCAACAACCATTACCTCTCCGTTGGCTATGCCACCAGCACTAAGCTTCTCATCTAGTTGTTTGATCCTAGTTGGTAGGGCGAAGGTATCGTAGGTTCCTTCCTCCATCTTCTTGAAGTCTTCACGCAAGGACTCAGCGGCTACTCTGATGGACGGGTCATTGGTAGAGTTGTTATCTAGAGTAGCGGTAACAGCCCTCTCGATGTCAGCAATGATTACGTCTGGGTCTTGGTTCTCTGTCGCTGATTCAATGGCGATACGGGAGGTGCGAATAATCTGACGTAACTTAGACTTCTCTTTTATAATATTGGCATGGCTACCTATCTGCAAGGAACTGCTAGCTTGCCCCTGTATATACATTATATTGCTAAGTCCACCTGCTTCCTTATCTGTGCCTTCGCGCTTCAGAAACTCATCAAGGTCGAGTTCAGAGAACTCTTTGCCAGAGGAGCATAACTTAGATATAGCCTTGAAGATTATTTTATTGGAGTTGCCGTAGAAATCGTCTGCGTTGACAATGGTGCTGATGCTATCGTAGGCAGCATTATCTAGTAGGCAACAGGCTAGCAACGCCTCTTCTGCTTCTAAGTTATGAGGTTGATCCATTCTTTTCTATAATCTTAATAGCTTCTTTGTTTAGTTCTGATACGATGTTGGGAGTAGGCTCTGGTCTATCGTCTATCCAGTTGCCCCTCATGATTGAGTCTCTTAGAACGGCAAGTCCTGTTATGGCGTGAGAGATGTGATGCAGTCCAGAGTCTGGATCATTGTCCTCTCCCTCATACCAGGCGGCTAGGTGACGGAAGGCGGCATCATAGTATACAGAGCCTTTGACACCTGCTTCACGCCAGTTGAACCTGCCATACTTCAAGTCTCCGTGTAGCTTCACAAGCCCTGCTTCAAGGAGAACGTTGGCTGGCATACCTGATAGCGGCACTTTCTTTATGCCACAAGCATCCTTGGGGTTAGTTTTCTTAACCATGATATAATAAAGCCCCGCCCCCGGAGGGGAAGGGCTACCCTATTATGCCTAGAATGGGTTAGCGATGACTTGAGGCTCCGAGTAGGCAATTTCTAGCTCGCTCTCTTCCCCTTCATCGTCCTCGTCCTCAGTGGGCTTCTCTACCTTGAGGTAGGAGGATAAATATTCCTGTAGTGTGCCATCCATCATGTCTGCTTGGAGAGCAGCCTCATTGGATAGTGTGTTGGATACGATGTTAAAGACTGGTCTGTTGTAACTTACAGCACCCTTGCGGTCTTCGACTGCTTCGGTAACTGCTACAACGATGTCTCCCTCTAATTTATTGGAGCCACCAACCTTGTCTTCAAATTCAATCCATGCGGTAAGAGCGCAGCCCTTGAGTTGAAAGTTAACAAGCTCGTAGTCCGAACCAACCTTAGCCATAGCGTAGACAGACTTGGTGAACTTAACACCATGCACAGTCTTTACTTCAGACCAGATGCCGGTAGCGATGATACCGTCTTTGTTGCGGAGAGTAAGTTTGTCTCCTACGGTATAGACTTCGTTAGCCCAGATTGCGCTGTTCTTTCTGTCGTCCCATCCCTTGGCGGTAATGAGTTGATCGAGGATGATAAACCCCGTGTCTTGTGGTAGTGTTTTAGACTCTTGGGCTTCTTTATCGTAAAACTCCCATGCGGAAGCTTGTGTGTTCCATTGAAGGAACTTGGTAGCAGGGTTTGAAGACCCTGTTGATCTTGGTTTAGTTCTAGACATAATGTTATTGGTTGTGTATTAGTGTAAAGTCTACTGGTCGTTATACCATCCCGCTGGAACTGCATGGCCAGAACCTACAATGCGTGATGCAATCTGCTGCCAATCGTTAGGCGCATACTCATGATCGAATTCATCGACATAGCCAGTGCTGAAGCTCCCGCCTACCTCTTTGATTTTTTTGGCAGTAAGCATCTTCTTACAAGCGTTCAGTGATTGGGCGAACCCTATAACCTTTGAGTCTACCGAAGCACGGAACTTCATGTCTTCTGAGGGTGGTGGTGTGTCTAGTGTGATTTTCATTTTATATATATTATTGATGTGTGTATTTTTATGTATCGCAGAGGTGCGATGGTTTAATGTTATGACAGACCGAAAAAATAAATCAATACTTTTTTTTAATTATTTTACAAATCGTTGATATTCAATGATATTTAAATTTTAGGGTATGGTGATTATTTGTTCACCTGTTTGTTCTTTTATATAAATAAAACTGATTGAGTTTGAACCGAAGAAACGTCATAATTTTTACTTTCGCCTTTAGGATAATCTTCTTCCTGATATTTCATGGCTTTTCTCATCTTCCATTTATCCGTTTTACTACCCACAAAGAAGATGTATCTATGTTTTCTCGCTCGCTCAACATAGTAAACATTATCCGATCCATATTTTTCACGAAGATATTCAACCCTAGAGGCATGGCCTCTTCCCTCGTCCCCTATGGTTGTATGGTGCTTGTGCTCCATCCCTTTGACCATTGGGTCTTTAAACTTTGCTGAAAGCCCTGTATATATAAAATTTGTTGCTTGATACACGTATCCCACATGACCTTGTCCCTGATCGGCATAGCTAACGACTATGCTAGGTTTGGGTAACATATTAAGAGAACGCCCAACCAACATACTAGCTACATTTTTTGTATTATCGCAGCACAATCTGTTTAGCTCTAACACATTATTCGACCATTCTTTTCCGCACACTCCATCTCTCAGGGTTGAACTAAGCGGGGTTCCATAGGTAACTACTCCTATCATATTTCCTTTTTCATATATACCAAAGGCATAAGATATTGGACACATTCTTTTGGCATAATGGCGATTTAAAATCCAAGGTCTTGCTTCAACTGAAGGTATTGATTGCACTTCCATTGTTCACTTTTTATTTTTCTTTCGCTCTGCGTTCTCTGCCTTGGTCTTAACAGCGTGGCACTCCACACAGATAGCCTGGAAGCCACCTATCTCGCAGAACAGTCTGCCTATGAGTGAGTCCCAGTTGTCAAAGCCAGTGACCGGGACGATGGGGTCAATGTGATCTGCTCTCATGTCCTTGGCAGGGAATAGTTCCCCGCAAGCAGAGCACTTGTGCAGCTTACACTTGCGCCCTGTTGCGGGGTTCACACCATCACGAACAAAGGCAGATCGAATAGCTTCATACTTAACAGGCCATTGAGCGCGACGCAAGGCAGACATGATAAAGCTTCTATATCTAGCCTTAGTCCATTGACCTGAGTTGTATGGCTTCTCTACTCCCAATCTAATTCTTTTATACTTGTGATATAAGAAAGCAAGGTGTCCTGTCACCTACCCACGAACCTATTTGGTTATATTCAAAGTATTCGACGGCCTCTTCTTGCGTCATGCCATCGGCAATCATCTGGTCAATAACCTTAGCTTTGTCATAGCAAATGATTGGGTTCTGTCCTATTCTTTCTACGACCCCTGCAATGCAATCATCGAATCCGTCCATCTTTAGTAGTGGCTCACCTGAGTCAATGTATCCTTGCAGTAATTCGTTCATGTTACCCTGCCTCCTGCATATCTAGGACGTAGCCAAGGGCTTCTCTGACAGTTTCAAATCCTTCTGCAACTCCTGTAAGTTGCTGACCAGTAGGAGAATAGATGGCAACGCACCTGTGCTTGTTCTTTGTAACTTCTCCCTCGGAGGCAAAGAAGCAGTAGGTGTAGCCTTGGTTATCTATCAAATCTAAGAGATCGCTATCGCTACGTGGAGCCTTGGGCTGCAAAGCTTTGGTGACATCGGCTACCTTAACGTAGGGATGAGGGCTTCCAACTTCCCCATACTGCAAACGCTGCAATGATGCCTCGTCTACGTCTAGGGCAAACACTTCTGTGTGTGGGTCAATTTCTTTGGTGTGAACTTCTATTTTCATATTTTTCTTTGGTTTGTAGTTTTTTATTATTTCTTTAGTGGATAAGTAATATTCACATAGTTCTTTAGGCTCCATGTCTTTGATGTCAACGAAATTATCGTCCCATCTCTCAAACTTGTTCCTAAGAACCATAGCTGGCCATGTGCTACCGCCAATGATCATAGCTTTCCATATGCTATGAGACTTGTTTGAGTCGTGCATATTAAGGCTTTCCAAACCTTTTAAAGTTTCCCATGCCGTCATAGTCAGACGTAGGTAGTTTCTTCTCAGGTTCTTTAGTTGCCGTTGTTTTTGTTTTCTTTTTGGCGAAAACCCTTTTAACTATTTGTTTCATATTTTAGCCCTTAGCCTAGTATGAGTAGTCTCTTATATCTACAAGACCCTCTATGTAGTCGTCAATTGTTTCCCAATTAATCCCAACGTCAGCATCGTAATCACGCTGCATCTCTAGCAGTATGCTGTTGGCTTCGTCTTCGGTAAGCTTGACATCGTTGTCCTTTGCCCGTTGTAGCACATCCTCTGTAGACCATCCTATGTGTATTTCCATAGTCTTATCCTCTGATTGTTAAACCATCGAGAGCTTCGCCTACGCCCTCAATAAGTTCTCTAGTTTCTTGTTCTTCAAACGCATCGTCTAACTTATCTTTGAGTCTTTTCTTCTCTTGTGAAAGAGACTTGCGTTGCTCCGTCATTCTTTCGATGCGGTAGGAAAGAGTGCGTGACTCTTGGCGTATCATATCTATGCGCGTTTGTATGCGCTCGATGTTTTCTTGTTTTATATCCATGTTATTCTAGTGTTGGTATGGTTTTAACTATCTCTGTGATTAGATGGTTATCTAAGAGTGCTTCCGGTAATGGTTTTCTCCAGATTGTGACAGTGTTCAGACAGGCGTAATACTGGTCAAGAGAAAAATTTTCTTTTTCATAGATGTGCTTGGCTTGCTCTGGGATACTAAGCTCTGGGTTCTTATATTTCTTAATAAGTTTCTCTGCTTTTACTTTGCCTATGCCCTTCATGCCCTCAATGCAATCGGTGCTATCTCCCATGAGTAGTTGCACTAACCAGTTGTGGTCTGCTTCCTCTTGGCTCACGTAGGTAGGCCAGTCGTCCTTATCCCAGTTGTAGTGCCACCCAGGCACAGACAACATATCTTTGTCTATGCTACATATAATCGGCTTCTCTATTTTTCCATTGGTAGATATTATGCCTAGTAAATCATCAGCTTCTAACTGGTCATGCTGATACCACCGCTCCGCATACATCTTTTTTATGGCCTTGCTTAATGGAGTATATAATGGCGGCTTTTCTCCCCTGTTACCTTTATACTTGGGATAGAGTGTCTTGCGAAAGTTATTACGACCTGATACCACGAGATAAAACTCCGATGCCTTGCATCCCATGACGCATTGATCAATGGCTTGCCTACACATTGACTTTAATGTGAGCAGGTTTGTTCCTTCAGTTTCTGCTTTAGCAGCGTGTCTATACAAGATTATTTCTACATCTAGTAGAGCAGTTTTCTTATCAGTTTTCTTATTCATGTGATAGTTTTATCATGTGAATTAATTACTGGGTCAATGCTTTTTTCAGCCTCGTTCAAATTAGAGTTGCTTCTCGTTAGACATAGGTTCCCCATCACTGGTAAAACCTATGCCTTGCTAGAGCCTCAAATTATGAGTGTTCCCGCCTTCAATAGTGCCTCGGATCGTCGCGCGTGGTAAGTCCTGTATTACGCTAGCCGTGGCTGTTCCT